AACCATGTTTTGATTATGGAAGCCTTTGATAAAATCTATGATGAAACAGGAAAGTATCCCTCTATGCAAAAAATAGCAGATGAAACGGGACTTCATCTTAATACAATCATTAAACATTCTGAAAGTTTAACTCTTGAAAAAATAACTCCGAGATATAAATTAGCAGGTGAAAGAGTTTTGAAAAGCGTAATAAAAAAGATTGAAGAAACAGGAAATGCAGCAGAGGTAAAAATTTATAATCAGATTGTTTATGGTTACCGTGAGGAAAATAAAACAGTGCATGAGTTCACCGAAGCAGAAGCAAAAGAAAAAATTGAGAATCTATTCTTAAAATAACTTGCCGATATTATATTCATATCAGAAAGAAATTGTTAAAGAAACTTCACGGCTCAACATTACAAAGAAATCAAGACAGATAGGCGGTTCATTCGCTTATGCATTTAAAGCTGTTCATTCCGCTATATTCAAGAAAAGAAATCAGCTTATCATTTCAGCGTCACAAAGACAGTCAAGGATAGTTATGTCTTACGTTGAGAAGTTTATAAAGTCATTTCAGGTACTGAAAGAATTTAAGGGATTGAAACTTGAAGTCGATCAAACCATAGAAAAAAGATTTCCTGAAACATACGGCGGAGCTTCTGTGTTCTGTTTACCTCCGAACCCTGAAACGATAAGAGGATTTAACGGTGATATATTTTTAGATGAATTTGCTTTGTATAAGAATGATAAGAAAGTTTATGAATCTATCTTCCCGGCTATTACACGGGGGTTTGATATTAACCTTTCATCGACTTGTTTCGGAATGCAGAATTTATTCTATGAGATTTATACGAATGAATTTAAGTATAAGGATTATGTCAGACGTTCAATAGATATTTACGAAGCAATTAAACTTGGTTTGAAAGTTGATGTTGAATTGATTAGAAATAACTTTGATGATGATTCTTTCAGACAGGAATTTTTATGCGAGTTCATTGATGAAGCGACTTCATATTTTCCGTATAATCTTTTAAGAGAATTGATTGAAGATTTTAATGAATCAGAAATCAAAGGGAAATGTTATATCGGCGTGGATGTTGGCAGGTCGCATGACAGGACCGCTATACTTGTTATCCGTCAAGTCGGGAATGTATTTTATCTCACACGAAAAGAAGTATTAGACAAGATGAAATTTGATTCACAGATTGCAATTATCTCACAGGTATTTTACGAAGAACAGCCGGAAAGGGTTCTGATTGATAAGGGAGCAATTGGTATGCAGTTAGCAGAAACTTTAACAAGCAGGTTTTCTTTCTGCGAGGGTGTAAATTTCACAAACACTTTCATTTCTGAAATTGTAACAAATGCTAAAAAAATATTTGAACAGAAAAATTTTAAGATGAATGAAGACAAGGATCTGATTTCAGAAATCCATTCAATCAATAAAGAAGTTTCACCGAGTAATCTTGTTTCATTTAAATCTAAACGGGACACAAAAGGACACAGTGATTCAGCATGGAGTTTGCTACTTGCTTTGTTCTGCATGAAGAAAGAGATTATAATGGAAGCAACATGGAGCAACTAATTAAAATATTAATTTTACTCGCTTTGATTATTGCAATAATATATTTGAATTTATATTCTGCAAATGATTTGAATTTATGACTAAAGAAGAGAAAAAAGAATATATGAAAGAATATCGTGCAAAGAATAAAGATAAGATTGCCAAACAAACAAAAGAATATAATATAAAACATAAAGATAATCTTAAAGAATATTGGAAGGAATATTATGCAAGTCGCAAAGATAAGTGGAGAGAATATTGGCAAAAGAATAAAGACAGTATAAAAGAAAAACGGGATAAATATTATAAGGAATATTATAAAAAGAATAAGGATAAATTAAATGGAAAACAGAAAGTATATAACCTGAGAAATAGAGATAAGATACTAAAACGATTGAGGGAATATGGAAAGTTACATTCCAAAACTCAAGCATTTAAAGAATACCAAAAAAAATATAGAGCTAAACCTGAAGCTAAGTTAAAGAGAAAAATATATTATCAAAATAATAAAGAGATAATCCGAGAAAAGCTCGAAAAGAATAAGGACAAAATAAAAGAAGCGAAAAGAAATTATCGGCGAACGGATAAAGCTAAATTATCTGATAAAAATAATTACCATAGACGCAGAGCAAAATATAAAGTTACCGACATTAAAAATAAATGGCTTAAAGAATTGTATGATAAAACAGAAATCTGTGAAGTATGCGGTAAGAAAATAGAAAAGAAATCTATTGACCATATAATCCCCTTGAATATTGGCGGGTTACATATAATGTCAAATGTTAGAATAATATGTTTGAGATGTAATTTACAGCGTCCTAAAAACGGAAGTGACATAATTCAATTCCGTTTATTATAAATTAGTTCTTGTTTATTAAAATTGTTTATTCTAATTTTGTAAAAAGGATTTCCCGTCTCCATGCGATTGACTCGCAAACCAAAATTTAAATTCTCCTTGAATGCTGTACGAAAATACTTTACTGAAGACATTTGACAGCAAGTATAATGACCTGTTAATCAAACAGGAATTAGACCGCAAGAACATAGCTACAATGATTTACTGCTTTTACACCTGTAACAAATCCGCCATAAATTACTACATAAAACAATACATGCTTAACAGTGGGGTCCATGATTCAAGAGTATGGGATTCGCAAATGCAGTTGCTTACTACGGTTCCTGACGGATCAAATCAAGTCGGAATGTTCACGGAAAAGACTGTTAAGATTATGCCTAAGATTCATATTGACTTAGTGAATAAAGTCTTGGACATGGTATGCACAATTTATAATGCAGGGGCTGACAGGTATTTAATGAGCAAAAATAATGTTAATGAAACGGCGACTGAAAAGCTAATGAGTATTTACAACGGGTTCAATGCTGCGAAATTAATAGTTGATATTTACAAGCAGGGATATATTTTTAATACCGTCTTAGTTCAGCCTGTATGGAGAAATGAAAAAATAGAACTTGATATTATCACACCTAATTTCTGTTCAGTTGATTCTTATGATGATGATTATATGAATATTGAATCTGTAATGATAAACAAGTCAATCGAGGATGAAGATAAAATAGTTTACTGGAGTGATACCGAACATTATTATTTGGATGCTAACGGCAATAAAGAAGCCGTGACGGATGAAAACGGGAAGTCAAACGGCATGAAAAATCCATACGGAGAATTACCATTTGCGGTCTTGAGATTTCAATGCTCATCTGATTTCTGGGGAGAACCGCAGCAGGACCTGATTGAAAACAATATCTGGTATGACGTACAGGAATCAAATAAATTCTTTGTAGAAATGTTTCAGGGCTTGGGAGTTGGACTTGGAATTAATCTCGGAAAGAACGGAACAGTTTCACTAAGTCCTAATACTTTAATCTGCGTCGATAAGGTCCGGGCTGAAGATCAGACACCGTCGCTTAATTTCTCATCCACAGGAGCACCGTTAAATGAATTAAGGGAATCACTTGATTATTTTTACAAGAGGATTGGAAACAGCAAGGGACTTTCCGCACAATCAATGACTAATGATGTTTCAGATCAAAGCGGAATATCAAAGGCGTATGATTCAGCGGAATTACAAATCAAGAAAGACTCGCATAAGATTGTAATGAAAGCGTTTGAATCTGAATTATGGGATAAGATAAAACTTGTATACAATTACAATGCAAAGGATAAGATCCCCGACGGACTGACGTTCAGAATTGATATAGTCGAAGATGAACCAATGATTAATGTAAGTGATGAAATTGCAATCACAGAATTTAAACTTGAAAAGAATATGATTAGCATAGTTGATTTAATGATTAAGGATAACCCTGACTTGAACACTGATGACGCAATGAAGATTCTTGAAGAGAATAAAAAATTGAACGAAAAATATTTAACTTTAAATAATCAAGATAATGGCAAAGAAAAAACAGGAAGCACATCCGCCGGAAGTAATACAGCCGGAGATAATGCAGGCAACCCCGCTCAATCAGAATGAGCAGGACGCATTCAATAAGTTTGATGAATTGTTTCATGTTCACGAAGATAATTATAATGCACAACAGGACACTCCGTTGCTGTCTTTAATTATGAATGCAAACTTTACAAATGATAAAGTAAAAATAAAATATCTGTTTAAAAAATACCGTGACGAAGCACGGGATAATCATGGAGTATAATAATATGAAAAAACTTATTGTATTAATATTTCTTTTAATTTCAGGTGTAGTTTCATCACAAACTAAAGATTATGTTTCAGTTTCGCAGTCATTTGACACGACTACTGTAAGATTAAATTTCGGTACCGGGTTTCCAATAAGTGATGTAAGGTTTGACTGTTCAACATTCGTTGCTTTGGATTCTATAAAACTTTACGGAATTAATGATGCGAATGATACGGTAGTGCAGAGGTTTACACTGAATACATCTGATACAGTCAAAACATTATTAACGGGATTCACAGGGAATTACACATTGATTATATATAGTTTGAATACATTGACAGCGACTCCTTACAGAAAATACTTATTGTATAGAGCTAATGTAATTCCAATGGCGTCAACAAGGACAATAAGAGTTACTGAAACAGCAACAAAATTAATACCATAAAATTAAATTAATAATATCATGCCAACGGAAAACAAAACTCCTGAAGAGTTAGAAGCACAACGGATTGAATCCGAAAAAACAGTGAAAGCAGAAGCGGACGCTAAAGAAGCAGCAGAGAAAGAAAAAGAAAAATCCAAGCTACTTGAAAAACCTGATGAACTTTACAAAGAATTACAGGAAACAAGATCCGAAGCAAAAGAAAGACGGCTTGAGGCTAAGGCGTTAAAAGATAAGATTGCAGAGTATGAGAAACGGGATGAAGATGCAAAACAGAAAGACATGAAAGCTAAAGGAAAGCATGAAGAGATAATTGCAGAGTTGAATAAAAAACTTAATGAGCTTGAAAATGAAAAGACAGTCGCTGAAAAATGGCGGCAATACGAATCAGCAAAGAAAGAAAAAATTAAGAAATCTCTCGAAGAGAAAAGTATGTGGATTGAATCCTTTGCAAAGTTAGACTTATCAGAGCTTGAGGCACTTGATGAGAAATTTAAAACAGCCGATAAAACTCCTACGGATACTTCAAGAAACTTCACAAGTAAGAACGGGAAAGATGAACGGGAGCCGTGGGAAAAGATGGTCGGAAATTATAAAAGTTAAATACAATTAAAATAAAATGGCAAAATTAACATTAATCGATCTTGCAAAGAGGACCGGAAATGAGAATACTATCGGTATTGTGGAATCAATGTCACAGGCAAATGCATTCTGGTCAATGGTTCCGGCAAGACAAGTAAATCAAGGAATGTTCAAATACCAAAGGCGTGTATCATTGCCTACGGTTGATTTCAGAATGATAAATGCAGGTGTGACTCCGGAAAAGTCTGTTATTGCAGATGTAATCGTCGAATGTAAAGATATGCTCGGAGTTTCTGAGGTTGATAAATCCTTAGCTGACAGATACCCGCAGGGTTCTGCAGCATTCAGAGCAATTGAAGATGCGGGCTTTGTGGCAGCGGGTGCAAATAAATTCAACTCAAAAGCATACTACGGAAATTCTGCAACAACCGGAGCAGAGATTGACGGGATAGGAGCAATACTATCAACAGTAGGCGGAACTTGCGTATCAATGGCAGGAGCAACAGCAGATGTTCAGACCTCAATGTATTTCTGGAGTTTCTCAGATGCGACAGGAGTTACCGGAAGATTACCGGGTGTGGATGTGCCGTATTTCGGTGGCTTGCCTTCAATGACAGATATGGGTCTGCAAATGGTTTATCAGACAAGTTCAACAACTGCAAAGTATCCGGCTTATACTTCTATCTTTGAATTTAAACCAGCACTTGCAATTTACGACACAAAGTCTGTAGGCAGATTGTGTAATATACAAACAGCCGCGACAGCAACTCCGCCGACTGTGGCAAAGATAAACGAGGTATTGACTGCGATGTTCCCGTATAACTGTGATCTGATAACCTGTAACCGTGCAACATTTAACAGCGTTCAGGGACTGAAAGGAACTTCAGCGTTCCAGCAAACAGCTCCGTATGAGTCAAATGATATATTCAAGAGAGCGACTTTCTTCAACGGAATACCGATTATGATAGATGAATCAATAACACAGACAGAGGCGATAGTTTCATAATTAACTGAAATTGTAAATTTAAATTATAAATAAAATGTCAAAACAAACATTGCAAGACTATGAACTTTTGTTCAGTAATGCTCAGGCGTTCACAGTTGCAACTACGGTCGGGGCTGCGGGTGCTGCTTCGACTAATCAGATTGATCTTGGTGCCGCAGGAATGGGTGAGGGTGTTGCAGTCAAAGGAGTTATAAATGTAACTGCATTAACAGGAACTCTGACCGTAACCATAGGAAGCAAAGCAACTACCGGACCGGTATACACGGATGCTCCTGTAACTTTAACTACCATTTCAGCAGTGGGACAGCATCATTTCACACTGCCTCAAAATCAACTGAGATATGTAAAATTGTTTTATGCAACAACAACATCGGCAACTGTAACAGCGTGGCTGACAGCAGAAACAAGAAATTACTAAAAGCAAACTTTTGGGAGTGTCTTTTTGAAAGGCACTTCCAGAATTAATAAAACTGAAATGTTATCAAAAGAATATAAAATTAGAAAAGAAGGAGCAATGAAATACATTACAAACTCAAAAGGTGTAGTAGTGAGTAATCATTATCACGACTTTGATAATTTTAATTTTAGTGGAACAGAAAGACTTATCGGTCAGTCTGGTTCATTAAAATATATTCTTAAAATTCCTTTAGAACAAGATGGATTTTTTCAAGAATTGACAAAGGGGTATCAGCAATATATTATCAAGGATGGTGACCTTTATGGTAAGTCTGGAACTTCATTAAATAAAATATATCTATGAAAATAGAAAACCCTAACATATCGGCTGTAATAATAACGAATGACAACTTAGAATGTATCAATGCAGTTAAATCGGTTTACAGTTCTGTAAATGAAATCATAATCGTTAATACTGTTAAGACACGGAAAGTAAATGAGGCGGTTAGGGAGTTTTCAAAAGTAAGAATGTTTTATTTTAAATGGTGTGATGATTACAGCAAAGCAAGAAACTACGGAATAAGAAAAGCCAAAGGCGATTGGATACTTACGATTGATTCAGATGAGGTATTACAGGAGAAGATATGCTATGTCGACGATAAATATTTAGCTTATATGTCTAAGCAGATCTCACAGGGAAAAGGATTCCCGACAGCAAGATTATTCCAGAATAACAAAGGCATATTTTACCGGAACAGAGTACACGAAACAATAGACCACGCTATTACTCCGGAAACTTCATGCAATTCTGATATTATGGTTAATCATACAGGATATGACTTATCACCGGAAGAGTTAGGAAAGAAAGTTGCTTATTATGATAAACTGATGCAAAAGGATAAAAAGAATGTGATATATAATAAATATATGGGTGCCTT